TCTGCGAGCCGGAGCCCGAGAACGGCTCGTAGCAAAGCCCTCCGCGCTCGACATGCTGGCGCATCGGGATCCCGAACGCGTCGAGCGGTTTCGGCGTGGGATGGTCCGGCCGTTCGTCCTTGGCGAAGCTCGGCATCTCCCAGGTCGACGGCAGCGTCTCGTCCGCGACCTTCGGCGGGCGTTTGCCCTTGATCCAGCCCATGAAGCAGGGCTCGTGCTTCCAGAGGTAATGGGACCGGGTCAGCACGCCGCGGTCCTTCACCCAGATGATCTGCTGATGGACGAAAGCGCCGGCCTTCTCCCAGCAGGCCTCCAGCATGGCCTGGCGGCGCGAGGCGTGCCAGCAGTACCAGGCAGCGTCCTCGGTGATCGCCTCGGCGACGGCGGCAGAGATGAACCCGTCGTAGAGCTCGGCGCCCTGGCTACTGTCGTCCCAGGTCGTGCCGTAGGAAGCCGACCAGTCCTTGTTCCGCGTCGGATGGTTCGAGCCGTCATAGTCGACGAGGTACGGCGGATCGGTCGCGAACAGCACCGCGCGCTCGCCGTTCATCAGGCGGCGTACGTCCTCCGCATTGGTGGAATCCCCGCAAAGCAGCCGGTGGTCGCCGAGCCGCCAGAGATCGCCCGGCCTCGACGCCGGATTGCGCGGCGGCTCCGGCACGACGACCGGCGGCTGGCCACCACCGGCAGAGCCGTCATCGGCTCCCGTTTCCGCGAGCAGTCGATCCAGTTCGCCGTCTGCGATGCCGATCAGCGAGAGATCGAAGTCCTCGGCCAGCAGGTCCCGCAGCTCGGCCGAGAGCAGCGCCTCGTCCCAGCCGCCCATCTCGGTCAGCTTGTTGTCGGCGATGCGGTATGCGCGCCGCTGAGCCTCAGTCAGATGACCGAGCACGATCACCGGCGCTTCGGTCAGACCGAGCTGGGTCGCCGCCAGGATGCGCCCATGGCCGGCGATCACCTCGCCGTCCTCGGCGACAAGCACCGGCACCGTCCAGCCGAACTCCGCAATGCTGGCGGCGATCTTCGCGACCTGATCGTCCCCGTGTGTCTTGGCGTTCTGCGCATAGGGCTTCAGCCGATCGAGCGGCCAGGTCTCGATCGCGTCGGGCGCGAAGCTGAGCATCATGAACGATCCTGTTCGAGCGGAGCCGGACGCCGGGACCGGAGTCCATCACTGGATCCGGCGCTGGACTCCGTCGGGGTCCACCGGCATCCACCTGGCCGTGGCGCGAAGCTTTTGATTTATCGAAGGTATCGGGAAGCGGCAGCCCGAGTGGACTCCGGGTGGCTTCCCAAAAATCCGGCCCTGTCGCTGGCGAAATGCCGCGCTTCGCCCGCCAGCATACGAATTCGCCAGGAAGGACCCGTGAACTCGGCGGTAGAAGGGGGCGGCCTGTCGGCGCACTTCCCGAACCTACCGCTCACATACCGGCAGGAAGCCAAAAGTGTCTGGCAGAAAATATCAGACCGGCGACGCTCCCTCAGAAGGCCGGATCGTCGGCCCGTGCGAGGTCGATGACCTGCTGCATCGACAGGCGCGGATTGAGCCTCTGCTGGTTGAGGTGATGCGAGATCCGACAGATGCCGTAGATCCAGTGATGATGAGCCGAGGCCCGTTGCAGCCCGACCGTCCGGCAGATCTCACGCCAGCGCGAACCGAAGGCGCGCATCCAGACGATCTTGCCGTCGACGGGTTCGAGGCAGACCGTCCAGCTCAGCGTCTCCTCCATCCGACTGATCGCCTGGGGAGACGGGAGCACCCGCAGACGACGCGGCTCCTGGCCGACCTGGTCGGCGAAGGTGTGCCGGATCTCCGGCCATGTGCTGAAGTACCCGAAGAGCCGGGGCTCGGGCAGGCGCTTCAGGACGAAGGCAGCCTCGGACAGCCGCGCCTCGACCAGGCTGGGCGTCCACCTGACGATCGCCCGGTTGGCCTGCGCGTTCATCGCAAGCCGCCCTTCGTCTCGATCGCCCACAGCAGGAGCGCCAACGCGTCGGCCTCGTCGTCGTTCTCGGGCGCGAAACCTCGATCGCGGATGGCCGCGACAACTGAGGCCTTCGGCGCGTTGCCCAGCCCCGTGACGTGTCGCTTGATGGTGCCGACCGGGACGCCCTCGTAGGGCACGCCACGCAGCTCCGCCCAGCTCGTGAGCGTCGCCATCAGCCCGCCGTAGACATGCGCAGCGTCGGTCCCGAGATGGCGGCGGACCTCCTCGAACCAGATCCCGGACAGCGGTCCGCTCAGCCGGTCGAGTTCGGTCAGCCAGTTGCCGAAGCGCAGGTAACGCATGCCGCCGCCGTCATAGCGGCCGGGCCGGAAGCTGACCGTGCCGCTGGCCACCAACCCGTCGGCGCCGCGGATCGCCCATCCCGTGGACGTACCAAGGTCGAGCGCAAGGACGGCATCGGGGAGACCGTCGCCGTCGAGGACCACGCCGACGCTGACGGGTGTGACGGATGTGACGGGTTGCTCCGTAACCCGGTCACGGGCGCGCGTACGCGCACGCGTAACGCTTATATGGGGACAACCCGTCACACCCGTCACGGCCGTTGGTTTTCTGGGCATCTGCCTCACCCCTCGAACAGCTCGTCGTTGCTCTCGCGCAGGGCCAGGCCGCGGAGTCCCCGGGCCCTGCTGGTGTTCTGTTTTTCGAACCCACGCACGCTCAGGTTCTCCGAGAAGCGTTTCATCGAGCCGGCATACTCGCCATTCGCCTCCGCCCATGCTTTCCAGCTGGCGAAGAGCGTACTCGAGCCGCTCCAGTGCGCTGCGCCCGTCTGGCAGCACTCGTCGATCCAGCGTCCGAGCGCGTCCTCGGCCTCGAAGTAATCCTCTGTCGCCGCCATGACGGCGTCCGGGGGCTTCAACCCGGTCTGCTGCCATTCGAGGCAGCCCTGCAGGGCCCAGGCGAGGATGCCGTCGCGTTCCGCCAACAACCGGTCGGGGAGGCGGCGATCCCGTTTCGAGGGCGGGATCGTCACCGTGAACGGCACCATGTGCAGACGCCGGCGCATGGCCTCGTCCACGTTCCGGATCGACGGCTTGTGATTGCCGACGACAAGGAACTTGAACTGCGGGATGAACTCAAAGAAATCCTGCCGCATGAAGCGGGCGGTGATCTTGTCGCCGCCCGTCAGGGCCTTGAGCTTGCTCTCGGCCCAGCGGCTCCCTTGCTCGGTTTCGATGGAGGTGACGATCCGCGCGCCCCGAAGCCCGGCCATGTCGGTCGGGTGGCGATCGCCGTGGGTCGCCATGAACATGTCCATCGCCGCGACGGTCGCGTAGTCGCCCATGATCGCCGTCAGCGTGTTGGCGAAGACCGACTTGCCGTTCGCCCCCGTTCCGTAGAGAAAGAACAGCGCGTGCTCGGTGGTGACGCCGGTCAGGCAGTATCCGGCGACCCGCCGCAGGTAGGCCTGGAGCTCGGCGTCCCCGCCGGTGACCGTGTGGAGGAACGCCTGCCAGGTCGGGCAGTCGCCGTGCGACGCGGCGGCGGCGATCCTGGTCATGAACAGGCCGGCATCGTGGGGTGCAAGGGCGCCGGTGCGCAGATCGATCACGCCATCGGCCGTGTTCAGGAGCCAGGGATCGCGATCCCAGATCTCTGTGGTGCTCGCATGCAGACGATCGCTCCGGGACAGCCGCTCCACGGCTGCGACAGTCGCCGCCGTCGACAGCTTGGTCCGGATG